ACATTATATGATAGTGTTCAACCACAAACAATACCACACATGGTTATGGCTGTTGCTGACTATCAATACAAATCAGCATTTGTTGCAGATCAAGAAATAAACATGCAAGCGTTTATGATTGAGATTATGTCACAGGTGCAGTTCAAATGAGTTATGAACTAAAACATTATCTCAATTCAATCAACCACACTAAGGAAAATCTGATGGATTCAGATGATCCTATGTGGGAGAAGAAGTATCCAGCATATGTTGTAAACAGATGTTTGGGTGCATTCAATGATACCATTATGTTCGTTAATGAGTTGAACATGCGTCACCACCTTGACGCAAAGCTTCAATATGACTTTTTACTAAATACTATTAGATCGAAAAAGCGATTTGCGCCTTGGGTAAAGGCAGAAAAGTTGGAAGATTTAGAGTATGTTAAAGAGTATTATGGTTATAGTAATGAAAAGGCAAAGGTCGCTCTTTCCGTACTTAATAATGAACAGATAACGACTATCAAAGATAGTTTGAATAAAGGTGGAAGAAATGGAAGAAATTGAATGGCATCCAGATAAGATGCTAGAAGTAAAACTAAAAGAACCTGATGACTTCTTAAAGGTTCGTGAGACACTATCAAGAATAGGTGTCGCATCTCGTAAAGAGAGAAAACTATACCAATCATGTCATATCCTACATAAACAAGGTAGGTATTACATTGTGCATTTTAAGGAACTGTTTGCCCTTGATGGTAAGGAGACAAACATAACTGAGAATGATATATCTCGTAGGAACTCAATATCAGTTCTTTTGAGTGATTGGGGGTTGATTGAAATAATTGGTGATACTGAACCGAAAGCACCACTGTCCCAAATAAAAGTTATTTCCTTTAAGGAAAAGAACGAATGGGATTTGGAAACAAAATACAATATCGGTAAGAAACGAGAACTATAAAATGAAAGGCGAAACAATGAACAATGATATTCTTAATGCTGTGAAGGGACATGCTCAGGCACAGATTGCAATGCATCAAGTAAACGTAATGATTTACATGAAGAATCCCGCTGGTATCGGAGAACACTCAGATATCTCTCAAGCAGTAGAACATGAGTTAATGGAAATGGCTAAATGGCAAGATGTTATCGACATGGTTGATAAATATTTCCCAGAAACGCCAAAGGATCAAATGCCACTTTTCTCTTGACATTTACCCTTAAAACGTATATAATGAATCTAATTGATAAGGAAAAATGTTTTGAATTTCTACACACATGTTGCCCAATGGGGTAATCAACTTCTTGTTCGTGCAGTAAAGAATGGGGTTCGTTCTAACTTCAAAGTGAAGTATGAACCCACTCTTTTCGTGCCTGTTCAGAAAGAAACTGGTTGGAAAACCTTGGATGACAAAAACGTCAATCCAATGAAGTTTCTTTCTATCAAGGAAGCGAAAGCATTTATAGAACAGTATCAGTCTCAACCGCATCTTGTGTATGGAATGAATCAGTTCCCATACTCATATCTATCTGAAACGTATCCAAAACAAATTGAGTTTGATTCTAAACAACTCAAGATTGTCACGATTGATATTGAGGTGGAATGTGAGAATGGTTTCCCTAATGCAGACCAAGCAGCAGAACCAATGCTGTCTATCACTGTCAAAGATCACAACAAGGGCACGTTTCTTGTATGGGGTATGCAACCCTACAAAACATCTCGTGATGATGTAGAGTATATACATTGTCCTACAGAACGTGAACTACTTGCTCGGTTTCTAAACTGGTGGGAATCTGACCACCCAGATATCATTACTGGTTGGAATACTGAGTTCTTTGATTTACCTTACATCTGTAATCGTATCAACTCCCAAATGGGTGAAGACGCAATGAAACGTCTATCTCCTTGGGGTGTTGTAAGCGCTCGTATGGTGAACAGTGGGTTTGGACGTAAAGATCAAGTATATGAAATCTTGGGTGTAAACAATCTCGACTACTTACAATTGTACAAGAAGTTTACATACTCAAACCAAGAATCATATCGTCTTGACCATATCGCTCATGTAGAACTTGGACAACGTAAGGATGAGAATCCATATGAGACATTTCGTGATTGGTACACTAAAGACTATCAATCCTTTATCGACTATAACATCATGGACGTTGAACTAGTCGATAGACTAGATGACAAGATGAAACTGATTGACCTGCTTCTTACTATGACGTATGAGGCGAAAGTCAACATGTCTGATGCATTCACATCCGTGAAGTATTGGGACGTACTAATTTACAATCACCTACTCAAACGTAAAATCGTTATCCCTCAGAAACGCAGTAACGAGTCTAAGGGTGAGAAGTATATTGGTGCATATGTAAAAGATCCACAAGTGGGAGAACACAAATGGGTTCTGTCTTTTGACTTGAACTCTCTGTATCCACACTTGATTATGCAATACAACATTTCCCCAGAAACACTTCTTCCCAAAACTATGGGATTTGATTCTGACAAATCTGTTGATGAGTTGTTGCAAAAACAACACGACTTATCTCCACTGAAACCAGCATCTGTTACCTGTACACCAAATGGTGCGTTGTTCAGAACCAAACAACAGGGATTCTTGCCTGATATGATGCAAGAGATGTACAATGACCGTACTATCTACAAGAAAAAGATGTTGACTGCTAAACAACAGTTCGAAGACACGAAAGATCCAAAGTATCTAAACGATGTGTCTCGATTCAATAACATCCAAATGGCACGAAAGATTTCTTTGAACTCTGCTTATGGTGCGATTGGTAATGAATGGTTTAGATACTATGACTTAAAGATTGCAGAAGGAATTACTACTTCTGGACAATTATCTATTCGGTGGATTGAACAAGCACTGAATGGTTACTTAAATAAACTATTGAAGAGTGAAGGAGTTGATTATGTTATTGCATCGGATACGGATTCAGTATACATTAGGTTTGACGAGCTTATTAATAAAGTGCTACCGAAGAGAACAGATGAGTCGGAGAGTGCGTATCGTGGGAGGGCGGTGGATTTCCTTGATAGAATTGCTCAAGAGAAAATTGAACCTTTTATTGATAAGAGTTATCAAGATCTTGCTACTTATGTAAATGCATTCGACCAGAAGATGCAAATGAAACGTGAGGTTATCGCTGACAAAGGCATCTGGACTGCAAAGAAAAGATACATTCTAAATGCATGGGATGTTGAGGGTGTACGTTATCACGAACCCTCTCTGAAGATTATGGGTATTGAGGCAGTCAAGTCTTCTACGCCTGCCCCATGTCGTGACAAGATTAAAGAATGTCTAAAGATTATTATGTCTGGTACAGAGAAAGATGTAAACAACTTTATCCAAGACTTTCGTGAAGAGTTTATGAAACTTCCACCAGAAGAGATTGCATTTCCTCGTTCAGTGAATGGACTAAAGAAGTGGACTAGTAGTTCTAGTATTTTCTCTAAAGGTGTACCTATGCATTGTAAAGGTGCATTGTTATACAATCACTTCTGTAAACAGAAAAAGTTGACAAACAAGTATCCTCTTATTCAAGAAGGTGAGAAGATCAAGTTTATCAACATGCGAACACCAAACCCTATGTCTTCTAATGTGATATCCTTTATAACTAAATTACCAAAAGAACTTGACATTCATCGTTATATCGACTATGATCTACAGTATGAGAAAGCGTTTGTAGAACCATTGACATTTATTATGAACCAGATTGGATGGAACATTGACCGTTCATATGGGACACAAACAACACTTGAGGACTTTTTTGGATGATACTAGAACGAGATGATGCAATATTTGCCGCAACAAAGTTGATGACTTATTTCAAAGACTTTGGGCGCATTGATGATTATTTTCGTGCTCGTAAGATTGAACGTGTAAAGAATATTCCTACTGCACTGCCAGGATTTGGATTGGAAGATGATATGTTCCAAGACTACAGTATGCATCCAGAGGATATGAACTTTGCTATTGTACAAGTTCCATCTAAAACTTTCGACACTATGTTAGAGAAGGTTGCATCGTTCTCGCCTGATAATGCGCCTGGCAAAGAGATGAAACTAGTTGTTAAGGAAACAACTACAAATACTGTGGTAGGATTTATTAAACTAGGTTCTCCACTAATCAACTCTAAACCTCGTAATGATTATTTGGGCGGTGTTCCAGATTTACCTATCTTCAACAAACGTGCTATCATGGGATTTAATATTGTGCCTGTGCAACCATTTGGATATAACTATCTTGGTGGTAAACTGATGGCTGCAATCTGCAACTCTCATGCAGTTCGTAGAATGTTAAATGAAAAGTATGATACAGAGTTTTGTTTGTTTGAGACAACATCACTCTACGGTAATATCAAAGGTTCTTCTATGTATGATGGTATGCGTCCATTCTTACGTTACAAGGGCGACACCCAATCTAAGTTTCTATTGACACTTGGAGAAGAAATCTACTTTGAGATGCGTGATTGGTTTACAGAAAAGAATGATGGCGAAGACTTAATACATAAAGGTGCATCATCTCGTAAACTGAAAATGCAAACTAAGATGGTAGGTGTTATCAAAGCAAGTCTAAAGGAACACGATACAAAAGCGTATGAGTTGTTCTCTAAAGAGATTGCAAAGGCTGGTGATGTTACCACACAGAAAAGATTCTACATGGGTGAGTATGGATACTCTAATGCAAAAGATGTTTTATTAGGTAGAACAGATGTCTTGACAAAAGCAGAAAACTATGATAGATTTGAACTTGAAGGTGTGATTGCATGGTGGAGAAAACTTGCTACCAAGCGTTATAATAAGATGATTGCAGAGAATAAGGTTCGTACAGAACTAGAAGTCTGGAATCAAGATACTATGGATAAGATTGATATTATACGATGATTGGATTTACTTGCGGCGCTTTTGACTTACTACATGCTGGACATGTTGTTATGCTTAAGGAAGCTAGAAAGAACTGTGATAGGTTAGTTGTAGGATTGCAAACCGACCCATCTATTGATAGGGAAGATAAGAACAAACCTATACAATCAGTATATGAAAGATACGTTCAATTATCGGGCGTAAAGTATGTGGATGAGATTATTCCATATGACACAGAACAAAGTCTAGTAGACTTATTACAATCGCAAGAGATTGATATTAGGTTTATTGGAGAGGACTACAGGGACAAAGGATTCACTGGTGATGACTTGCCCCTACAAGTATTTTATACTAATCGACAACACTCATTTTCAACTTCAACATTGAGAAGAGTAATAATGCGAGAAAATAGTTAGTATAAATAGAACCGTAACATAACTGATTGTTACAAACCATAGATGCCGACACAGGCAAGGAGAAAAAAATGAAGATTAACTTAGAAACCCAATCCCCCCTATATTCTGACTTAGTAAACAACAAACAGCTGTTTGATGATTGTTTTGATGAATCTGAATTGTCCAAGTACAGTTATAAAGATAATACAGATTATAGTCACTACCAACATATTGATGACTTTTTGCAACAGGATTTTAGTGATGACGATTTAGATAAGTCGTATGTCATTCAAGTTCCTATTGATTATATTTGGTCATCAGAAAAAACAAAAGGTGGATTTGATAGATCAAAATGGGCAAATCAAAATAAAGATCAAAATATTTCCAATCTTAATACACCAAATGGTGGTGGAAATCCAAAAGGGTACAATGAAGCTGATGCTGGTGTTTTAGCTGGTATGTTTAGGCCTGGGCCAATTATTGGTGGTTCTTCTGACTGGCAGTTAGTGAAGTATATTGGTAATAACAGAATAGTAAAAAAACTTATTGCTAATAACGGAGAAATTACTAATATATTAATGTCTGTTAGATTCCATGAACAGGGATTGTCTAAAGAAGAATATATTAAAATCGAAGCAGAGAGACATACTACTGATGCTGGTGATAGAAGTGGACAAAACGAAAGTCAGAAATTTGCTTCGTCATATCGTTCTGGTCGAAAAACCGCTGTAGAATGTTTTAATTTTTTGAAAAATGAAAAACTCAACTATGATGGTATCATGCAGATTGAAAATGTAGAAGGTGCTGATGATTTCTTGAATATCACTTCATTGAGTGGATTGAAGGAAGGTGTCGGTAATGGATTTTTCAAAAGGTTTGGAGAATCTAATGTAAGGGCTGCAATAGGAACTGTAAGACAAGTTGCGAAAATAACTGGCGAAACTCACATTGGAATGTCACCTATTGAATGCCTTTCGATAATGTTTCAGTGCTTTACTGAACATGGCAAGAGTGAATTTGCTACTACGATGATGTTTACAAAGGAAGAACTTC